CTTACACAGATAGTTGACAGTCTTTTGAGTGTCCTTTTTAAAAGTATTGTAATGATCTATAGCAAACTGAATATTCTCTGCCCAATCATAAGGACGGGTGTCATCATAAAAATGATTTTGAAGATTCTCTTGAACTACATCATAGGTCGTGATGTATTCATCAACATCTGGATCGGGAATAGAAAGGTATACCCATTCTTTAGCATTATCATCAATGAGAGTTTCTAGTGCCTGAGCAAGTGCTTCATCGGTTACAGATTTAGTTTCATCAACATCTGCACCACCTTGATAAGAAGGAACTTCTAGTTGAGCATCATCACGTTCTTCAGGTTCTTGCTGCTCAGATTCTCCGTCATCGTTACTTTCCATTTCACCATCATCTGCAGAAGGATTCATTTCTTCCTCACGATCTGCACTCTGCTCACCATCCTCAGACTGAGGCATTGGTGGCATTTCTTCTTTCTCTTCTTGCTTTTGAGCACAGTAATCATACAGATCGCGAGCAAGTTCTAGAACATCATCAAAAGTTTTAGTAGTTGCTGCTCTACGAACCCATACCATTTCTTCATCACTGAAGGGCATCTGGGGATTACCTTTGAAATATAGATTGATACGATCAATCAAAGAAATAGTCTCTACATCATCACCCTTCACTCCAAAGAAATCCATGTCCCAGAGTTGCTTGTAACCTTCAAAGAAGGACTTACGGAGACCAGGATAGGTGACCTTCATCATACGCTCAATGCGAGCATCCTCTAGGACATTCACAAAGGACTTAGAAGCACCCCGAAGATCCATGTTTGGAGTGTAGAGTGCATGACCCACCTCATGTCCCACCAGAAGGTCATAGACGGTGCTAGAAGCAGTCTTCCAGATAGGAAGAATCAGAACACGCTTATCAACGTCAAATGCAGCGGTGCTGACTTTACGATGCTCCACAGTGAGGTTTTCAGTGGCGAGCAGTTTGGCAAGGGTTCCTTTGACTTCCTGATTGATCATCCTTTTCTCGTGATTACCTTTGTATTATAGCAGATCAGAATCGCATTGGACAACAGGTGTGCCACTTTTTACATCGTCCCAATGTCGAACAGCATTGGCAACGATAGCCACGTTGGTAACCATGTAAGAAATAAGAATAAAGGTGCGTATGCCAGCAATAGTATCAGCCTCTCGGTCATCTCGTCCATCTTTTTGTCCTAATGCTTTTGCCCAGATTCTCCATACTTTACGAATCGTCAGACATTTTTGAGAAGTCGTTGACTTTTTCAAATTTAATCGTCCTTAAAAATTTATCTACAAGAATGTCACCTTTGTGTGAGATGACAAACACGTTCGCATCGTTACCAAGACTACGAAGGATTGACAAAAGTTCTCCCGTAGCAGAAGCATCGAGTGAACTATCAAATACTTCATCAAGAATTAAAAGATTAGTAGCAACGCTATTCTTCATACGAGCAACTTCACGCCAAGTGAATAAAAGTGCTAGGTCAATCTTTTGCTTTTCACCTTCAGAAAACGATGAATAAGAAAATTCATCTCTGAATCTACTTTTAATAACTTCACCAAACTCTTCATCAAGCGTGAAGTTGACAAAGAAGTCCATGCTGTGAAGATATTTATTAATCAGATTATTGAAAATAGGAACATATTTTTTGATAATCTGACTCTTGATACCAGAATCTTTGAGCAAATTTGATACAACTCGATATTCATCTAGTGTTTGACTGATCTTACCACAGTCAGTTTTTGTTGTTTCTAAATCATTCTGGAACGAGACGAGTGACTCCTTTTCCTTATCCATATTGGGAGTATCTGTCTGTAGTTTAATCAACTCATCTTTCAGATTGAGATTTTCAAACTCCAAACGAACGATTTCTCTTTCACTACGAGTAATTTTATTCCTGGTTTCAAAACACTGCTTTGAAATGGCATCCATTTGTTCAATGACAGTAACAGTATCATTGATCTGTTCTGTCAGAGACTTGATTTCTTTAGTGAGTTTCTTACCCTTTTGCTCTAGACCACCAATCGCTGCATTCTTGAATTCCTTTTCAATCTGTTGAGAGCAAGTAGGACACTCATCATGTGTCTTGAAAAACTTCAATTCTTTTGCAGCAGACTTCAATTCAGAATTAGTATCTGATTGAGTTTGACGAAGACTGGTCAGAAGTTCTTTATGATTATCGACACCGACAAGATTAGACTCTTCTTTGATCAACTGCAGTTCATACTTTTCTTTCTCTGCCTTTACAGACTCAATTGATTCTAAATTAGTTTTAATCTTATCTTCTTTTTCTTGTTGACGAGAAGTATTTACCTGAGCGAGAGACTGAATCAGTCGTTCTTGAGACTCAACTCTTTCTTCTGCAATATTGAGCAGATGAGTGCAATCATTACTTTGACTCTGTGCTGTTCGGACTCTATCCTTCAGCAACTGATTCATGTTTGAGAAGATGTTGATATCGAGTAGATCTTCAATAACTTCTCGTCGGTGAGCTGCTGGGAGTTGCATGAAGGGGACAAAAGTTGATGATCCCAATATGACAACTTGAGTAAAACTTTTGAAATTGAGTTTGAGGACTGATTGCTCCAAGTATTTCTGAGTGTCTTTGGCAGCAGCATCCTGGTCAACCAGTTTATTGTTCTTATAAAGTTCAAAGACATTGGGTTTGATTCCTCGGAATACACGATACTCATCTTTACCAATAGAAAAACAAACTTCTACTTTAGTTGATTTTTCATTGATACTATTAACCAACTGCCCCCTATTGATTTTACGAAAGGGTTTATTGAACAAACCAAAACACAGGGCATCGAGCATAGTCGATTTCCCTGCACCATTAGTTCCAACAATTAGAGTTGAACTATATTCATTCAAATCAATTTCAGTCCACTGGTCACCTGTCGAAAGAAAATTCTTCCAACGAATACTTTCAAAAATAATCATTCAATCACAAGGTGGAATTAACAGTTCGTTAGCGCCTACTATAGCATAGTTATACCCATAATTATCACAATTCATAGCAACAATATCGGTATCGACTTCCATGACTTCTAATTTATCTGGATAGTCTTCTGCTTCAAGATAAGCAATGTATCGTTCAGCATCATCTGATTGCTCAAAGACTTGAACAATTTTTTTCTTGTCCTTATTTTTGGTGGCATAAACACCACCCGTCTTTTCATCTGTGATTATAAACATTATAGTTCTGATGCTTCAACATACAAAGACCTCATCACAGTTTTAATATTACTTTTGTCTACTTTTGTGTCTATGTCATCTATATATTTGTCCAGCAAAGTCATTGTATCTTCGGTTTCTACGACCTCAGATCCATTCTCCAAAGCAACACTCAGATCTTCAACGATTTTCAAATCAGCAAGACTCATATCTTGAAGACGTTTGATGTTGTAATCAAACTTTGAATAATCTCCCTTATCTTCTACAATTAATTTTACGAATGTTCCTTCCAACTCGCTCTCATCTGCGATACTAATCCCACCATTATAATAAAGCTTATGAAAAGTATTAAAGGGATTTCGGTAGAAAGTAGTCTTAAGAGTGTCTGTGTCGAACACATGGAATCCTCTTTTACATCCATAATCATTCCAATACAATTGATACGGATTACCGAGATAGTAAATATTATCTCGATTTGACTTCATATGATAGTGTCCACTGAACACTTTCTTGAATTTCCTAAACATGGAAACATCCATGCCGTTCAGCATCACATGACCAGGATGAGCCTCAAACCCGTTAAGCTCCAAATGCCCCATAGTGACAGGAGCAGAACTTTCTGTAATAGCTCGAAGGGATTCGTCGTAGTTCTCGTCACATATCCAAGGCAGAAAAAGTATAGGAAGACTATCAAAATCAACGGTAGTAGGTCGATCGTGGACAGTGATGTTACTGTATCCCAAGAGGAGTTCGCTTGGGGCATTAATTCGTAGAGTGTTTTTGTAGTAGATGTCATGATTGCCTACAAGCATGTGCATACGAATGTTCCTCTCTGCCAGAGGATCAAACCACATATCCTTAGATGCTTCCAAAGACATGAAATTGATAGAGCGACGCTTATCAAAAGTATCGCCCAGTGCAATGACTGTATCAATTTTATATGCGTCTATGAATGGTAGGACTACTTGCCCATAAAATTTTTTGTAGTGGTCAATAAAATACTGGTTGTCATTCCGAACACCAAAATGCTGATCGGTAATGAGTAGGATTTTCATCGTTTAGAATTCATTTCAACACGGGACTTGATCTGATTATAACCTGCATCGGCGTCTCCGTCAACCGTAAATACATGGTCGTAACCTGATTTCTCAAGGATTTTGTCCTTGATATCCATCTGTCTCTTTTCTTTAGCAATCCGCCTGAGGAAAGCATAGTATACAATCTGCGTGAAATAAGCAAAGGGATTCTTTGACTTAGCAGGATCAAAATTATCAATATATTGAATACAGTTCTCAATACCATCACAGACCATATCATCTTTATACATGTAATTGATGAAGTTAGGACGATAAGAAAGGTGCGTCGCAATCTTCAAAAAACACCCACCAATGTAATTACTAACTCTGGGTTTAGGTAATCCCTTTTCTTTTGCAATTAAAACTTTCTCGCGATATTTAATGATGGCAGCAAGAAACTCCTGGTTATCAACATAATGTTGTCGCTTTTTGGGTTGAGTTTTCATATACCTTTTCGCTTTGTTTAAATTATAACATAATAGTCAAAACTTGACAACTTAGTGAATTCTAAGTAGAATAACCATGTAAGGGTTCAAGGATAGATCTAGCTATTAGCTTTAAATATCTTTTCTAGTTGTGCTCGGGCTTCATCAATTGTTCCCAAGTATCCTTCTGCTTCTGCGGACTCGACTAGTCGTTTTCCTTTTCGTGCCTCAGAAATATCATCACCAATGATATATGCTTCATACATGAGGACGACAGGACTACTCATGGAAGCAATCGTCATGATGTCCTTTTCCCTGAGAATATAAAACTCTTCGTCGGACATGGGCATCCATTTTGTGAATCCCATCCCCCGTAATACTTTGGTGTCGTCAATCTCTTTGGTGATTGTTTGGATCATCACGGGATCAGAAATAAAGCACAGTGTTTCACCATTGTCATCAGTCAAGACTGCCTTAGCGAGAATTTCTTCTCCACTTACTAGTTTGAAAATACCGTGGAATTCTTCGTCGTGTTTTGCGAAATTAATCATAAGCTTTTAGTTTTACATCTATGATCTCATACTGAAATTTTTCTTCGTTATATACTTTGATTCTTTCCATCAAGTGATTGAGAGTGTAATTGTTCCCTCTATCAGTGGAAATATCATCCGCAATATCATATAATGTTGCTTGTGATTTATTTTGACCTTTCCTTAGAACTCTACCTATGGATTGTAGGTTCCTCACTCTGGACTTAGAAGGAGAGGCAAAAATAACGTTATGTAATCTTTTGATGTTGATCCCTGTTGAGAATGTGCCGTATGAAGCAACGATAATCGCATCATCTGATTGCTCAGTTAATTGACGAATTTCTTCTCGATCATCAACATCCACACCACCATGCACAAAATGCACGGGTCTCTCTGTGTGACTATTTATCAGTTCGTAAAGGGGCACCCCGTGACGTTCTACATAGTTGAAGAGGATAAGTGTATTTCCTTTAAGATCGCAAGCAAGATTACGGATGAATTTGTTGCGACCTTCATGTTCAACTAGGTAACCAATTTCATCTTGGTAACCTTCAAATAATTTTTCCTCATGTTTACAGAGGACAATCTTGACTTTTAATTTTGCAACATGTCCTGCTTGCATCAATTGTGCAGTTCTTGTAACTTGAGAGCATCTACCAAATAGACCTTCTAATACAAGTTGGTTGACATTCGCACCGTCTAATGTTCCTGTAAAACCAATTCGATACTTACATTCATGCAACTTAGACATCAGCGTAGTAAGAGATTTAGCTTTGAATTGGTGAGCCTCGTCACCGATCACAACGTCAAACCGATCAAACCACTTACGCGGTTCCTTGTAGATAGACTGCCAAGTGGTAATTACTACGCTATGGTCCGTGTATTTTTCTGCCCCCGCATATATCTTGTGACAATCTTTGGTCGCCATCCATCCGTATTCTTCAAAGTCTTTATACATCTGCTCGACAAGAGACGTAGTAGGGACTACAATTAATACGTTTCTATCAACATTCGTATGGAATCTAACTAATGCATAGATCATCAGAGACTTCCCTGATGCTGTGGGGGATAATAGTAATCGTCGGTTGTATTTCAGTGCTTCGTATATTGCCTTATATTGATAATCTCGAACCTGAAGAGACGGGGGTAGGCACAGTGATTTTACGAACCCTACAACCGACCTGGGAGTGATCATAGGATTCTCTGACAGAGGATGACCAAAATACTTACAATCTTCTACCTTACAGTCATACCCTTTCTTATCTACCCAGTCTAAAAGATAGTCGATGAGACCACAGTAAATTTCTCCCGTCCCTGGCGAGTAGAGACGGATCTTTCCATCCCAACCTTTGTAGCGACGAGTCTTCTGCATGAATTTTGCAGACTCCACTTCAAAGGTAAAGAAGTCAGCTAATTCATAATTGATATGAGGTTCTGCCTCAACTTTTAAATAAACTTCGTTCTTCTTCTTGATAATCAAATCAGACATACGGGGGTCCATAAAACCATGCTACAAGAGATTTTCTTACTCCAGATGTGACAGGGCGAACCCGATGCCATTGATCACCTTGGAAAAAAATAGCAGACCCAGGTTTCAACTTAAAAGTTTTATACCTTGGATCTACATCTGGTCTATATATCTCCAAATCAAACTCGCCCCCTTCGTAATCATCATTTAAGAAGAGAGTCATACTAATCTTTCTCACATTACCCCTGACAGGTTTTGGATGTTGATCCACATGCCAGTCGTAAAAATCGTCTTTACCATAGATGCCATATTGGACTGCTTCTACACCAGTGATACTTAGATTCCAATGTGCATCATGATTAATTTTTTTCACCATACGCAAAAGCATGGACAGGAGTTCACGATCCCCTATCCATGCTATTTCAGAACTTCTATTTGATTGTCTGCTATTAAATATTTTACCCCGTTCCCAATTCAAGTCTCCACTTAAGACTCTATTGACGATGTTCATAGCCTGTCGATTGAAGACTACATCCTTATAATATAATCCGTAGTTCATTAGAATCCATTCTGAAACCTCTTCCACTCGATAGCATTTTTGATATGGTATGTGCGGTTGTTGATCATCCGCAATACCCCATCAAGGAAGAAGAGCACTTGATCTATGTATTCAATCTTATATTGACACTTTTGAATGTCAGTATCTGCTTCGATAAACATTGTGATCTCTTCCTTAGTAGTAAGTTTGAGATCAAATGGCATCTCTTTATATACAGCAGAGGGTGCTTTACCCTTGTAGTATATCCATTTTTCTTTTAGCAATCTTTTCATTTCCATCTCACGTTCTTTTTTCATGAGGGAATATGTGTTGTGATACTCCATATATTTCATATGAAGTTGGGGGATTGCTAAGGAGTCATTATCATGAAGGTCATCATCCAGAA